CTTACTACGCATAGAGAAACAACAACTAGGAAAAATTCCTCCCAAGCTACGCTTGGGATTGAAACCTAATGTTTCGCGTAGCTTGGACGCCTTAAAAGGCGCGGTGCGCTGCAACACCAATTAGTCAATGTTCTAAATCGGACATGTGACCTCATGCCGAACTCCATATAGGAGGAACTCCACAAAAGAAGAAAAGATTATAATCATCACCAATAGCTGAATATATATCGAACGTAAAATTATCTAATAAACTGAAAGAATGTGTTATCCCCACAATATTACTATATGTAACATGAAAATCAGCTTGTTGTTTTGGTTCAGATGAAGTCTGAAATGTGGATAGAAATCGTTGATTAGTGTAGAAAGGAACCTCAAAGTCTAACACCTTAGACGCAGGTTCCACCGCTATCACACAACCACGCCAGGTTGTTTTGTTAGCTTCTACCCAATGTTGGTATGTTGAATAAGTTTGTATAGCATCCCCATCAGCGGCCAACGACCAACCGCCTTTGAGTATGGGTTCTGTTTGAGTAGCATAATTACCTGTATCACCAACAATGCTTGTTGAATTATATCGTATGAATTTGAACCTTCGTGAACCGCGATACCCAGAAAATGCTGACGATACATATGCTAGCATAGTCATTCCGGAAGAATATAGTCCAGAACCAAAGTATAATTTTGTTGGGTTCGTACTACATCGTATTGTGTACACTTTCCAATCTTGGGGGTTCACGGTGATATAGTAAACATCAGATCTATCAAGTTGATAACGCTTCAAACATGAACGGAAACTGCGAACTCTCTCACCACCAACAATGTGAGTTAGATCCTCATATTTCCCGCCCATGCACCCAAGATCTACACCACTTTGGGGTTTGTAGCGCTTTACAGGCTGTCTAAACACCAAGCGCAAAATGTAAAGCAGCCACCATCATGGGAGAAGTATTCTCCACATTGGAGGGACGCCCAGGAAGTAGAATACATTATAATCTTCACCTACTGAAATGTATTCACCAGCTGCAAACGAGAAAGGATCGTTGGGCCGGGCATCAGTTAAAACTTCCATGGTGGCCGTAGCGGCATATTCTAGGTTGCGATCATTATTATTTACAACTGGATCAAACCGCCACCAACTATAATAAGGCATTTCCATTTCTACAATCTTTCCTGCAGCAGAATTAGAAACGACCTCACCCGCTAAACTAAATTGCCACATCTTTTGTGTAATGAGAGCATCATTCCCAGAAGGGGCTATTTGTTTAGTGATATCGCTAGT